AACAAACTGCCTTTGCCGAATTGCAAAAGGAATTTGCTCAAGTAGCAAAATTGCAATCTACTTACAAACCAGCAGCACAACAAGTAGCTTTCAAAAAGCAAGTAGTTGATTCTGCAAAAGAGGTTTCAAGTTACGCAACAATTAAAGAAGCCCTTGCAGCTCGTAAGGCTAAAAAATAATAACTAACCAATCAAACAAATCAAATCAAATGGCAATCCTTAACCCAGCAGACTTAGCCTTTAATGGCGAAGAAATAAAAGCCCTTTCAGAAGGGATAATGGAAGATGTGTACGCAAAACCTGCGATGACCGAATTCCTCACTATCTACACAGGCATCAAAGCCAAGAAGCAAATTGCATTTCTTGGAATTTTGTCAGGTTTGGTAGGACAAAAACACGATACGTCTAGCTGTTCTCCAATCGAGAACGATGCGGCTATTGAAAACACAGAAAAGTTCTGGGAGCCTGCTTACATTGATGACCGTTTCAGCGAGTGTTTCGACAATTTGCTTGAAACTTTCTTTGTTTACGGTTTGAAAAATGGTGTTCAAAAGGGCGACCTTACCAATACCGACTTTGCTTTATTTTTCGTAGAGCGTTACCAAGATGCTATTGCTGAAATGTTCCACAGACTTGTATGGTTTGGTGACACGGCAGCAGACGATACCGCTGGTGGTGGTATATTCGTAACGGCTGGTTTCGTTGCCAAGCGTTGGGATGCTTTCGATGGCATTTGGAAACAACTTTTTGCAATTGTTGCTACAACTCCTGCTCGTAGAACAAGCGACTTGACTACCAAAAATGCACAGTCTACTTTTGCATTGCAAGCGTTCAATTCAACGGATACAACTAACCGAGTTGTAACCAATACGCTTCAAAACTTGGTATTCAATTCTGATTTCCGTCTACGCGACAAGGCTGATAAAATCATCATCGTTACTCAGTCAGTAGCTGACCAATATGTACGCGAATTGGAAGCTGGTGCAAACAACGGTCTTTCTGTAGCATTTGAATATATCCAAGACGGTGTGATGATGATTAAGCGCATGGGTGTTACTATCTACGCTTATAGCTTTTGGGATCGTATGATTCAAGGTTACCAACGTAACGCTGCTAGCGAATTGAACTATTACCTTCCACACCGCGCTTTGTTGACTACTAAAGCTAACATTGCTTTCGGAACAGAAGAAGAAGGTACGCTTTCAGAAGTAGACGTTTTTGTTGACAAGAAAGACAAGAAAACATACTTTGATTTCGGTGCTAACCTAGATGCAAAAGTGTTGCAAGACTACTTGGTTCAAGTTGCTTATTAGTATTAACCTTTAACAAAAGAAATCATGCCAATTTGCGATAATATCACAGCAGGAATAGCCTATGATTGCGCATATCCTCCGACAGGGGGTGTGAACGATAGGCTTATCCTTTTGAACTATGCCGATATTGACGGTAATGTTACTTATGATAACGTTAATCCGATAATCGTTACTAACATCACGCTCACAGCCCCAGCAGTTGGGTATGAGTACGAAGGTGTGAACAACTCAAATGAGCCACGTTCGGCAATGGTTAAAGGCCGTTACGTTAACGGATACGACCACGAGGTGAGATTCAAATGCTTTGACAATAGCCCTGATGCAAAATTGCAACTAGGCAAATTAGACGGGGCGTTGGTAGTGGCAATAGTTCAGAATAACAGAAAGGGACTAGACGGTAATTCAGCCTTTGAAATCTACGGTCTTGAAACAGGACTACGGTTACAGGAATTGGAGCGTATTTTGGCCGATGCTGAAACACAAGGCGCATATAACCTTTTGATTCGCAACGATGAAATTAGCCGCCCTTCAAGTTTGCCGCATACATTGTGGGATACTGATTATGCTACCACTCTTGCGCTGGTAAACGGCTTAGTGTAATCTAATCAATTGAAATAAAAAAAGGCGGTGCGCGTGGAAACATGACACCGCTTTTTTTTTGTAAATTCGCAGCATGACAACACTAGAATTAAAAGCATTACTCGAAGAGGTCAGCCCTTTAATTGTTGTGCCCAAAGGTCAAATTGATAAGGCGCACCCAGTTGTGGTGAAATTCCTAGCAGTTCACAAAGAATTAACGGGAAAAAAGGTAGGGCAGGGAACTTGTCAAAGTTGCATACTAGACGCTTTATTTGAGTTAAAGGGGCTAACCGAAACACAATTAAAATTGATGACTATGGAAAGAAAATACAAACTAAAACCGACCGCGCTGGTTTACTTTAACCACGCTCACTATACCGTTGCAAACATTACGGACGATGTGGCAATTGAGATGGTAAAAGCCAACTCAGGACACTCACGTTCATTCGTAAATGGCGAGGCTTTACTTGCCGAATTAGATGGCGTTGAAAAGCCAAAGAGTAAAAGAGGCAGGAAGCCTAAGGCAGTTGAGGTGGTGACTATTGAAGCTACTGAGCAAATTCAAGAGTAATGAGAATTAACATCGCCAAAATCCAAAAACGCATAATTCGCAGGGACGACAAGTCTTTAGGGATTATCAACTACGATATTGACAACGCTTATCCTCAAAGGGTTGTGGACATTGTTAACGGGTCGGGCGTTGCCATCACTTGCATTGACATCTATTTCAAATTCATCAACGGCACAGGCTTTGCCGATGCTTCTTTAGGCGCAACGGTGGTAGATGGCGACCGATTAACCGCTGATAAGTTACTTAGAAGATGCGCCTATGATTTCGCAATGCACGGAGGGTTTGCGATTCATAAAAATTACGACATAACAGGAAAGGAAACAACTTCTAGCCATGTTCCCTTTTCCCATTGCAGGATTGGAATTGACAGGGACAGAAAGCCCGATTCAATTGCGGTCTATAATGACTGGGGGCGCGAAATTGACAAGCGAATAGATAAAGCAAAGATTGACTTTATAGACCTTTACAATCCCGATTCCGAAATAGTCAAAAAGCAAATAGAAGCGGCTGGTGGAATTGAATACTACAAAGGTCAAATCTATTATCACGGGGCTGGTGGTGACGTTGCCTATCCGTTGTCGCATTTTGATAGCGAATTAGAGGATATTGAAACAGATAGCCAAATAAAGCTATTTAAGTATCGCAATATTAGCGGTTCGTTTATGGCTTCGCACATGATGGTCAGATACGGCCAAGCTGAGGGCGACAATAACAACTCAGACGGCCTAGTGGAGCAGCTAAAGGAATTCCAAGGCGCGGACAATTTTAACCGCTTAATGCTTTTGGACATCGACACTCCTGAGCAAAAACCTGAGTTAATCCCGTTTACGCATTCAAATAATGACAAGCTATTTGAGTACCACGAGAAAAGCACTCAGGACAATATCCGAAAGGTGTTTGCAATTCCAACGGTGTTTTTAGATGCGGTTGCTGGTTCGCTTGGTTTGTCGGCTCAGTTAGATGATGCGGTTTCGTTCTATAATCGCATGACACAAGACGAGAGGGCAATTTTAGAAGAAACATTCGACTGGTTATTATTCGATACTTTTGGAGGCAGCTACAAGATTAAACCGCTAACGATGGCCGACATAACAGAAAGGAATTTAGATGCGGAAACGGCCGACAAGGTTGCCAACGCTCAAGCTGAACTTCGCGGCTCAGTTGGTGGTGTTACGGCATTGATTACATTGCAACAATCCATAAGTGCAGGACAAACAAGCGTGCCTGCTGGTATTGCAATGCTTCGCGAGATTTATGGCTTTAGTAATGAAATAGCACGCGAAATGTTAGCAGGCGTAACAGAACAAACGGCATGATAAACCTTATCAACATAACGGATTTTACGGAAAACAAGTTTCTGACTCAGAACTTAGACGACCGCGATATTGACCCGATAATTACGGAGGCTCAGGAGTTCGACATAAAGCCTGTACTTGGAGCGGCTATGTACTTGGACATGATGAACAACCTAACCGCGGTGAAATACGTTGACTTGCTGGATGGAAAAATATACACGCCAAACGGTGAGGCAGATGCCATCTACTTTTCGGGGTTAAAGATGGCGTTGAAATACTATGTCTACGCTCGCCTTTTGGTGGTGAATGGAGTTAAGTCTACAAATAGCGGCTTTGTTCAAAAGACGTTAGAAAATAGCGAACGGATAAGCGGAACGCAGCTAACTCAAATGATAGCACAAACTCGCAGCGGTGCAAAGGTTTACGAAACGGAGGTAAGGGATTTTCTTTGCAATTACTCAGCGGTTTATCCTTTATACTGTGAGGGTGTTCGCAAAAATAATGGTCACGGATTTAGAATGAAAGCAATATGAGCGCGTTAAATGATTTGGATGGAATGGTGCTACGGCAGGAGGTTTACCCACCTATGCCAACCAAGAATGCGGAGTTAACATTCACCGAATGGGACGACCGTGTTATTGATATTTATCGCGTAATTCAAGACGTGGTGAATGGCGACAATGTTGATGCTTATAACCCAGCCAAAACATACGATGGGACGTCCTCAGATGTTTACCTAAAATTCGTAGGTTATAATTCGCGCATTTGGCAAGCGGTTTTCGCTGGCACGTTCTCAGGCGAAACGCCTGCTGAGGGCATCTATTGGACTCAGGTAACTTTGGCTCAGATGCTGCCTAACATATTGAAGATTGCAGAATCCGTAAGCAGCCCAACGGTGAAAGTGCATACCGAAATAATAGCTTCTGCTGATATTTTAACAGGAAACACGTTACCTATTACGCTATCAATACCAAGAGTAGCTGGGCAAGGAATCGGAATAATTGGTACACCAGTTTTTTCTATGTCATTTGCTGGCGCGGCATACGCATCCAATACCGTAGTTGAATTAATTTATGACGGTGCAGACGTTGCCATGTTCTCTTGCGATATTTTAGGGCGAACGGCAACTGGAGTAAAAAATGGAGTAATAATTACATCCGTTGGTAATGCTCAGTCACAAATACTAGATGATGCTGATTTGGTTTGGAGGGTAACGGGTGGGAATCCAACGGCTGGGGGTGGTTTGTCAACTGTAACATTTGCATACGTAATACAATGAGCATAGTTCGCAAGTCTGACAGGGTAATTCAAGTGACCGTTACGGGAGGCAATGGAACGCCTGTAACCATTTCAACGCTTGCCGATTTGGAAATTTTAGCCTACCAATTTCCGAAGCGCATCATTCAAAGATGGCTTCTTTCAGATAGTGAAATAACTACGGTTAATAATGCCGCTGGTATTGTAAGCGTGAATTTTGACCGCGCAAATACTCAAACATTAAACTTCAAAAACGACCCTTGTTTATTGGAGGTGGTGGCATCATTTACGGATATTGATTTTGAAGGTGGTATTAAGCGCGATGTGGCCACAGGAATAGAGTTGTCAATAGTTGAAGATAGCCCAACGGCTTATGAGCAATGATAACGGCAACCGCGATACTTACTCAAACGATAGTAGTTACCGCATCTTTAGGCGGTAGCGTATGCCAACCAGCCACATGGACTCTTGTTGATGAAGATGCCAATGTGCTGGACACGGGTTCGATTATTTCGGGCGGTTCTGAAACCATTATAGCACCCGATGGAACTGTTTTACGCGATGGTTTGGCATATGGCTCAGTATTAAGCGGAGGGACAATAGACGTGCCAAGTGATACTTGCGCAGATGCAACCATTGACATAAACGGACTGCCATTTGACACCGTACCAAGCGGAGGTACGTTAGACATTCCTGTTATAAATTCGGGTGCAAATCCAGTAGGCTCACAAAGTGGCACAGATTACGTAATTGCCAACAACGCAACGTATATCAATAGCGTTCAAGTTACCGACCAAGCTGCTGAACAAGATGCCTTTATTGCTGTGGAATTGGACGGCAACCCATCGGGAACGTGGAACGCTGGAACGCAAACTTGGGAGGTTACAAGCGACCCGTGTTTGGATGGTAACATCGAATTGAACGGTGTGCCAGTCGCTACGGTTGCAAGTGGGGGCACGGAAGATATACCCGTACTTTCGGAGGGTTCAAATCCTGTCGGTTCTCTTGTAGGGTCGGATTGGGTAATTGAAAATAACGCCACTACAATAAACGGTGTTCAAGTAACCGACCAAGAAGCAGAACAGGATGCGGCTATATTTGTAACCCGTGACGGAGTTCAAAACGGGTCGTGGAATGCTGGAACTCAAACGTGGGAAGTCACCTCCGCAGCCTGTTCACCCGTTACCTTTCAGATTAACGCAGTCAACAAGGAATCCTTGTCAAGTGGTTCTACATTTAACCTAATCACAAAGCTAGACGGTGCTGTTAATTCGGGTTCATACGATGCGCCTACGGACACGCTAAGTTTCACGAGTGCAGCCTGTTCACCAGTAGCCCTACAAATAAACGGAACGCCACAGGAAAGCATCGCAGCTGGCGCAACCTTTAACCTTATTGCTACATTGGATGGCGTGGCTGGAGGTACTTACACGCCAGCTACCGACACGCTTGCGTTTACTTCAAATAGTGGATGGGTTAGACCCTCTTTTTGGCCAGCATTGCCAACGATAACCGCGGCATATCAGGGTGGAAATATACTTGTGCAAGTATATGAGAATAGATTAA